CCACCCCCCGCAGTTGTCGAACCGCCGCCTGTGCCCCCATTGACCGACGTTGTGCTTGATGCCGCTGCACCTGCGCCGCCGCCGCCACCCCCGGTCGCACCTCCGAGGATGGTTGCGGCACCGCCTGTTGTGATTGCCCCAGCCCCACCGGCTCCGACAACGGTGTTTCCAATACCGCCGCTGCCTGCCGATCCACCTGCTGTAGTCCCTGCGGCCCCTGCGTTGCCAGCTTGTGCCCGACACAAAAATCCGTTTGCGGAGAACGATCCGATATTAACTGTGGACGACCCCCCGGTTGTTCCGGCATTGCCCGGGCCTGTGGCACTGACTGAAGCCCCTCCACCGCCTGCCGCACCAACAGCATAGTTGATCGTCGCGGGCATCGTGCCTGTTATTTTGGCGATGGACGATTGGCCCGCGCCACCGCCTCCGCCGCCGCCGCGTGCAGAAGTGGTAGGTTCGCACGCACCAGACCCGCCGCCTCCGCCGCCGCCGACTGCGATACATTCGATCATCTTTGCGCCGACTGGAACGGTAAACGATGTCCCAGATGTGAAAACATACGTTTGCGGCGATGAGTTGCCAGAAAACCCCATATCACCAACTCCGATAAGTGAAAGTCTGCCCAGTGGTCGCGCCATAGATATAAAAAGCGCCAGTCGGGGACCAGTTTTCAGGCGTTTGGTAGGTTTGTCCAGAAGGCAATCTGAATGCGGGAGACGCGGCGCTTGGCGTAGTTGAAGCTGTAGAAAACCAAAGATCACCGGTGCTGGTGTTCTGGATGGTGAAGCCAACGCGTGCTGCGATCGCCGCTTCGACAAGCTGCGCGGTGCCGCCGGTCGTGATCGATGTTGCAGCGGTTCGCTCCGTTGTCGAGCCTTGGCCGAGATTGACGGTTGGAGTAGCTGCAAAAGCCGGAAGCGTGCCACCGATGGCCACGCTGTCGGTGCCTGTTCCTAGTGTCCAAGTGCGACCCGTGGTCCACGTTCCGATTTGTGCTGCGCCAAATTGGGTGTTGCCGATGTCCTGCCCGGCTTGGAATAGCGTTCCGAGTGAGGTCAAGGCAGAAGCCTGACCCGCCGCCGTTGCCGCCCCGGCAGGCAAGGGAAGCGCCGCCGCGCTGATCGGCAGGGGGTTGTCGGCTGCGACGTCGCCACCATCGGCATCAACGTCGCCCAGCACCAGCTTAAAGCGCTGCATCTGCGCGCCGCCGCGACCGGCGTTAGTTTCCGTATCGACGGTCGCGCCGCCGACGCCCGGGTTAAGGACAACACCATCTGTCATAATTACACCTCGCTCACATATCCGAGTTGAACCGGGGCATTCCACTGGGCCTGCGTCCATTGGGCGGACGTGTCGGGGTTGACGTCAAAGCGCGCCCCGACGCTTGTATACCCGAAAGTGACGCCGGGCAGGTCTGCCGAAACGTGATCGACGTCGGCGCCCGTGCGAATGAGGCTCGCGACATTCTCGGGTGCAACACCATCGTTCTTGACGATGAGCCATTCAAAGACACCCATGATATAGCAGCCTTCCGGAACCGTCACGTTGGTCATCGGATAGGATTGTTCGAGCCCAGCCGTCACGGCTTGGTTGTATGTCGTGTAGTCCGTGATGACCTCATTGACGTCGGTATATGTGCCGGTCCAGCCGCTATGAGCCCCGGCCCCCGTCGCCCTGCACGTAGTCGCGTGACCGCCAACCGTGCCAATATTTTCGGTGCACATGATCTGCGACCAAACAACGTCTTGGTATCCTTGACCTTGCGATTGCAGTTGCCACCGGGCGATATTCGTCAACGCGGCTTGCGTGAAGGAAACAGGGCCGGAAACGATCGTGCCGCTATAGGACAGTGTGATAGTGTGCGTGCCGCTGCTCGCTATATCCAGCCTCAAATCAATATCGAATGCCGACGAGACGAAAGGTGCATACGGGACGCCGATCGCAGTCCAAACGGGGGCCGTGCCGGTTCCAGAATTATAATAGAGTTGGCCGTGATAATCATACTGGACCCACGGGTAGCCCGCGTTGTCGAGAAGCACCAAATAGACGCCGCCGGTTTGGTATAGATGCGAGTGAAAATAGAACGAGGCCCCGGCTTCGACCGCGTAAGGCGACAACAACGGGGCGGCCGCCGGATCATAAAGCAGCCCCTGCACACCCCCGTTGCGCACGTTGATACCCGCGTCCGAATAGGCGGGATCGATGCCGAACGTGACCTCTTGTGCCGCGCCGTAAAGGATCGTTACGCAATCGAGACGCGAGCCCAAGAAAAGCAGCTTGCTCATGGAATAAGCCCCTTGAATGTGATGGCGAAACCTTGGATCGCCGTATCTGCCACGCTTGGCCCCACCACGCGCAAGCGGTCCCCGACGCCGACCGATACCACAGAGCCCCCCGGAGTGGCCAGAGTGACGCCCCCGTCCGTGCCGATTGTGACTGTGCCCACGGCCGTCCAGCCTCCAGTCCCCGCCGCTTGCTGCTCCATCGTCAAGACGAATGTGGCTGCGGGTGCAACGAGAGGCGCCCCGCTCCGCGCTCCGGCAAAATTGGCGGGGTATTGGAAAGCCACCGGAGAAGTGTAAAGCGCCAAGAGCTCCTCCGTGCCCGGGGTGGCGTTGAACCACACACCCCATTGGAGCCCATAGGCGTTGAAAGCGGCCTTGGCCGTGGCGCCGGTGGTGCTGGCGGCCGATACGAGGGCCGCGATGTCCTCCGCCGTGAAGGTGAAGGACACCTGTGCGTTGACATCGAAGGCCACCGGGCTCCCGCCATTGCTGGACTTGAGCACCAAGCGGGTGAGGGTGCCGGTGGAGAGCACATAGGTTCCCATGCCCACCTCATAGTTATTCCCCTGCTGGACCGAATAGGAGTAGGACGCACCGTTAACGAGCGCTCCGACACCATCGAAGCCCGGCACGGCCGCGCCCAGCGCGAAAGGCCCGGGACCGCTGGAGGTCGCATAGACTTGCACCAAGTCCACAAAGCTATTCATCGTTTCGCTCCTAGCGTGGGCAGGATTGGCCGGGACACACACCGGCAATTAGGCTCAACCCCGGGCCAAGTCCACTTTCCCTCAAGATAGGCCCCTTTGGCAAGGTCGTAGCGTTTGCGCGAGAATGCCACGTGCGAGGGGCGGGGCTTTTTGCCCCCGGCGGAGTGGAGCCATTCGCCCTCCGTGCATCCAAGCTCAAGGGCCCGGGTGCGTGCCATCGTGGCCGTGGCCTTGTTGGTTTGGTCCCGCGCGATAAACTCCGCTTTGCGCCGGGAGACGCCCAGCGTGCCCTCAAGGTCATCCGAGAGCTGTTGCAAGTCCCGGCCGGTCTGGAGCGAGCGCATGACGTAGCCCTCCACGGCCGCGATATGTTGGACGCCCAGATTGGTGATGAGCTCCACTTGCTGTTGGAGCCCCGCGTTGAGCGTTTGGCGCATGGAGGCGGTCATCCGGAAACGGATAGAGACGCCATTGTCCCGGAGCATTCGCTCCAGCGCGCGGTCCACGTGGTTGCGCGTGCGGCCGGAGAGCTCCTTGGCGAGAGCGTCCGCCATCGCGCGCCATTTGCTGCCCCACATGCGGCCGCGCTTCCGCAAGAGGTCCTTGAGCGCGCGCGCCGGGTCCGCGTCATTGGCCACGGTGATGGGGTCGGACTTGCGCCACCCGGCCTTGAGCCAATAGACGATAGACGCGTGCATGGCGTCCAGCTCGCGCTCCATCCGCTCGCGGACATACGCCTCCACACCAGCCGGGGGGCGGACCGGGTTAAGGCGGCCGTCTCCCTTGGGCTCCTGCTCCCGGGGGCGTGCTTGCGTGGCCATTATTCGGGGTCCGCCTCCGCGTTGCCTTCGCCCTCGGTCACGCTGCCCGGCTCGCCCAGCTCCGCCGGGTCCCCCTCGTTGTAGTCTTGGGGTGCCGGTGGCTCCTTGAGCTTCATGCCATACCAGAGGCCGCCCTCCTCGCCCATGAGGCGCTCGCGCTCGTCCTCCGGGCTCAAGACCCCCGCGTTGATATAGCCGGTGGCCGTGGTCATGTTGTTTTGCCGCATGGTGCTCTTTTCAAGCTCCGTGGGCTCCGACAGGTTTACAAATTCAAAGGTGAGCGTCCCGTCAATGCGGCCGTCCAAATGGAGCTGGAGCACGCGGAGAAGCGCGGTGAGCGGGGCTTGTAGGGTCTTTTCCTGATAACCCCGGATATGGTCGTGGAAGGCCGTGAGCTCGCCCTCGCTGGACGCGTTGAGGCCGGACGGAGTGACGCCCAGCAACACCACGAGTGGGATGCCCACAACGGACGAAATAAACTCTTGAGCTTGCGCCAAGAGCTTATCCACCCCGGAGATAGGGGCGGACACATTCTTGAGGTCCTCCGTCTCCTTGTCCACCATCATGAGGCCGCCGTTGTCGCGGCCGTAGGCGTATGCCTGCATTCGCCTTATCATGGCTTGCGCGCCGTCCGCGTCCAGCATGGCCCCCATGTTGGTGGAGAGCACCATCGTGGAGAACGAATAGAGGAGATTGGCCACGCTGGTGCGGTTTTTGACAAAGTTGTCAATGTAGGGCTTGGCCATTTGGCTCAAGGACAGTCCGCCAAACATATAGACCGGCTTGAGAATGTCCGGGAGCTCACGGCCCACGAACGTCAACAAGCGGCTATTGTGGACCGTGGAGCTCATGACTTGCCATTGACTTGGCCGGTAGTAGTCATTTGCGAGTGGGTTGGTGGTGCCGAATTGGAGCGGGTAGCACCAAAAAGGCTCAACCACTTTCAAATTCTTGAGCGCACCCACAGGCACCGTCTCCGGGGTGTATTCCAGAGGGTCTTGGAGGTCAAAAACGTCGTCCCCAAAGTCCATAAACACGTGGGATCGGCCTTGAGCGCCGTCCACCTCAATGGCCTCACGGAATTTTTCCCGGACGCCAAAGTCCCGCATGAGCTTTTCAATGGCCGCGATACGCTTGGGGTCATCGCCCTTGAGCTTGACCCATTTGCGCGTGCATTCGGCCGCCCAAATCTCCGAAATGCGCCGATATTCGGGGCGCTGCTGGAGCTCGCTAAGGTAGCCGTAGCCCAGAAAACCAAGGCCCTCGCTCCATGGGCTGGAGAGGAGCGCATAGTCCTGAATGTCCTCAAACGGCACGCTGTCCATGGCGAGCGTGACTTGGCCGCCATTCGCACCAGAGCGCGCCGTGGCCAGCCATTGGTCCACCCACTTGGGGCGCTCCGGAGCGCGGAATGTGTCCCCCACCTCGCGGCCAGCCGCAAAGAAGGTTGCAAGGTCCGACACGGCCGCCGGGGAAAATAGGCGCTTCTCCACCGGCTTGGGTGCGGCCAGCGCCACCGGACTGGTAGATACGCCCAGCCACCGGCGGAAAGCACCTTTAACGGCGCGGTTGATGCCCTTGGCGAAGCCCATATTTCAAATCCCTCAAAGCCTCGTTGCTCACAACGAGCGGACGGTTGAGGGCTACCATAGAAAACGCGCGGCTAAAAGCGTCCACCATGTCGTCATGCGTTCCGCCGGGGAAAGCGGCCAGCTCTGCCCGGAGTGGCGCATTCCACGAGCCGCGCAACATAGCCACGTTGCCAATATTCACCTGTGCGGCCGCCGGTGCTGCCCGGGTGGCTTTGTCCCCGCTCTCCACGGTGGCCGTGACGCGATACCCGGCCAGCTTTTTGGTGAGCTGGAGCGCTTGGCTCTTGCCAGCCTGCCCCGGGTCTTGTGGGAGGGATATGGCAACGCGTTTGCCGTCGCGCTTGGCCGTGTCCATGATAGCGCGCTCCACGTCCTCCGGGCCGCCCCGGAGCCGCTCAACGTCCAAGATGACATAGCCGTCCTCGCGCGTCCGCATGAGCTTGAGGCCCACGGTCCAGTCCGGGTCCGCCGTGCCCATCTTTTTCGTAGCGGCAAGGTCCCACGCGCGCACCGCGTTGGGCGTGGCAACCGGCTCCTCGTCAATGACGGAAAGGCCCGCCACCTTAAACACGGTGCCCTCCCCGACCGTTGGGCGGCCTTGATAGAGCGCTTGCCAATCGCGCATGGCCCCGGCCTGCTCATACTCGCGCTTGATAATCTTGAGCGCTTCCCCGTAGCCGTAGCCATCATCCCCCCAAAGGCATTGGCCGGGATCGCGGCCCAGAGGATCGGGTGGAATGAGGCCGGTGTCCGGGTCCATGTCATAGGCTTGGGCGGGAAGGTTGAGCACCTCCCAAAGACCCTTTTGGCGCTCCTGCAAACGGCCGCCAAGGTCGTCCTCGTGCCAACGGGTCATTATCACAATAATCCACGCGCCGGGCTTGAGGCGGGTGCGGAGGTCGGAGATAAACCAATTCCACGTCTTTTCCCGTTGTGTCTCGCTCTCCGCCGCCTCGCGGGACTTCACCGGGTCGTCTATGAGCACCCCGTCCGCACGGTTGCCCGCGATGGCCACGCCGACACCGGCGGCCCGGTAGCGCCCACGGTCGTTTGTGGTCCAGAGCGGAGCGGAGCGCTTGCGGAGCCGGAAAGGCATAAGCTCCGGCATGGCG